CGCTGGAAGGATGATGCGTGATTGTTGGGATAAGGCGGATTAGCGCGGCTCTTGCGCGACTCGATCTTCGCTCAAAGGAGCAGGAGTTGTTATCGGAGCAAGCGCACTTTCTTGAACGTGAGGTGCGTCGATTTCTGTCATCGCCCCTCGGCGAACTCAGCGGTTCAGCCCGACGTGAAGTGCTTGCGCTCGCTGCCAGTATTAGTCACTTGCAAGAGGGCAGTCGCGCCGCGATCGGATCGACAGCTGCGGCAGCAGTCGCGCAGGAGCTGGGAACACGAACCGATCCGCCGCGAGGATTCCTAGTTCCGGTCGCGGGCGCTCGAGGGGCAGACATCGCAGGTAATATTGGAGCGGAAATCGCGGGCTTGCTTCGGGAGGCGCTCAGGTGATCGATGCCTATACTATTGGTATCAATCTCGCACTCGACGGTGGCATATCTGAAGGCATTGCAGCAATTCAGAATGAGCTGGCCACCCTCGATCGCGCTGCAGAAAACTCTGCTGCGGGGCTGGAACGGCTGAAGCAGATTGCCGGCGAGCTGAGCGCAGGACCGAAAGTTCGGCCTGCTCCGACAAGCACGCCTTCAAAAGTCCCTGTCATCGCCGCGGCCGAAAGCCAGGACGAGGTGCCGCCAGGCGGCGAGGCAGTCGCCCCGTCGCGGTCGATCCCTGACCTCGAGCCGGTTCAGAGATCGGGTATCCCGGAGCCGCAGCCGAATGTAGTCAGCGCACCAAAGGCTGAAGCTTCTGCTAAAGCAGATCCTACTGCACCGATTTGGCAGGCGCCATCGCGATCGGTCGTATCCGAGGTGACCGTTCGCGTGCCGCCGCTGGTTAGGCAGTCTGGGGTTGAGAAAGAGCCAGCAGCATTGCCGGCCCGTGCAGCGAAGCAAGAGCCGACCAGCTATTCGCCACCAACGGCGCGCGCGGACTCTGGCAAGCAGCAGAATGTAGACGGGGCGGGTACCGTCTTCCCAGCGAGAGAGCCTTTGAGCGCTCAGTCAGAACGTTTCACACCAGCGAGTGCGCCCGAGCCTCGCCGGAGCTCAGAACGGACGGCAGTGGCGTTAGTTGCACCTGTTCCACCTGCGATGCTGGAGCCTACACCGCGATCAGAGCCTAAGCCGGCAGCACCTGTAACCAAAATCTCTCAGGAACCCAAGACCTATGCACCGGTACAGCCGGCAAAAACCGAGACAGCGGCGTCTGCAAAATTGGTCCGGAAGCAGGCTGACAGACGTCCCGAGGAAGCTCTCGCTGGCGGGATTATCACGCTGGACGGGATGGCACTGGGACGCTGGGTGGCTGATTACTTGACCAGGAAAACAGACCGGCCGAGCGCTGGGTTTACTGGCTTTGACGGGCGCATGAACGCTGCGCCGATTGCTACGACGATCAATTCCTGAAATCAGCACTCGTGGTAGGTGTATGACGAGCTTAGTCCTCAGGTTCAAGATCGACTGGGGCCTGGCGGGTTCACGCGACGCATCAGGACCCGCGATACCGCTCCGTATCCCATTTGCATTCACGATGTCGGCAGGAATTGGAGACGGTCCCCCAGACGATTCGATGGACGATGCTGCGCCTCGTCTGTGCAACAACATTCCGGCAGGCCCTGGGCAGGACGTCGTGGCGGAAGAAGGGCAAGCTTCGCACGCGCAAAACCCGGTATCATGGCCGATATGGCTCGATAGCGGACCATCATAAAATCGGGGAGTTCGCGGATATGTCCGGCACTACGCTCCAGCTCGGCCCCTTTCTGTTTCAAGATTTTGAAGTACCGTCCCGTGTTACCCTAGGTGGCGAGCAGCGGCTTGCTGTGCATCAACTTCCCGGAGGGCGCCGGATCATCGATGTACTGGGCCGTTCCGACAGCGAGATACGTTTTTCGGGTGTCTTTTCGGGGGAAGATGCGACGCTTCGAGCTCGTAGTCTCGACAGTTTGCGGGTTGCGGCTTCAGTTTTGCCACTTTGCTGGGACGTTTTTTTCTATTCGGTCATTGTTAACCGGCTCGATGCAGATTATCGAAACTCATGGTGGATCCCTTTCCGAGTCGCATGCACAGTGTTGCGAGATGAGGCCGAGGCTCTAAGCGAAACGGTCGCCTCATTGGCAAGCGAGGCTCTTGCAGATATCGCTACGGCTGCTGCTTATGCGGGCGGGGTCGGCTTGGATCTCTCGTCCGCTGGTTCCGTTCTCTCGAACCCCACAGCGACAGTTAAAGGAACCGCCTCGTACGCGGCCGCTCAAGCGAGCGTTACGGCAGTCCAAGGATTGATTGGGAGTGGGATCGAAGGCGCGGAAACATCTTTGAATGCTTTGGCGCCCGCATTATTTCAGGCTGGTTCCGCAGCAAACGGAATCGCGGCGGCTAACGCAGCCACCGCAACCGCATATCAGTTGTCGGCATTGAGTCTTGCCAAGGCATTCACAGGTCGCGTCGCCATTAATCTAGCAGAGGCAAGTACGTGAATGCGTGAAGTTGTCGTTGTAGGAGGCAATCTGTTCCAGATAGCCTCTCAGCTACTCGGCGACGCTACCCAGTGGATTCGCATTGCTCAGCTGAACGACCTCTCGGATCCTATGTTAAGTGGCGTTCAAACACTGCTAATCCCTGATCTCAATCCTAATGCGGGGGGTGGCGTTGCCTCCCAGTGACCTAAGGGCGCCCCGGCTTCGAGTCCTGGCTAACGGGGTTGTGCTTCAGGGAGCTTTTGAAGCAGAGGTCATCTCGAACAACTACTACGGCGCTGATCGCTACTTTGTGATGCTTGCAGCCGACGCCGATGTCGCAACTGGCCTTAGCTACTGGGCATCAGAAACGGACATACTTCTGGAGGTGCAGGTTAGCGCGGACGGAGGTAGTTCGTTCGCCAGTCTCGTGGTGGGTTCGGTTGACAACGTCGAGATGGACCCGGTGCGGCGTACAGTATACCTCGAAGGTCGAGACTTAAGCGCGCGTCTTATCGAGGCGAGGACGCAGGAGACCTTTGCCAATCAAACTTCGAGCGAGATAGCGGAGCTTCTTGCCGAACGCCATAACTTGCAAGCTTTGGTGACCGCGACGGCAACTCCGGTCGGCCGATACTACGAAAGCGAGCACGACCGAATCACCCTCAACGCTTTCAGCCGGGTAACGACCGAATGGGATCTCCTGGTATCTCTCGCTCAGCAGGAGGGTTTTGATGTCTTCGTCGCCGGGACGGCTCTATGTTTCCAGCCACCTCTCGCCTCGGGCGACATAGCCGTTCCACTATCCATTTCGGATTTTGTTGACTTGCGTCTCGAGCGGGCGCTAACGCTGGCTCGCGACATTCAGGTCAATGTCAAGAGCTGGAACAGCCGCCAGCAAAGCGCACTTACGCAGACTGCGAGCTCTGCGACTGATGGAGGAGGAGCCGGCGGCGAACCGCTGACCTACATCTTGGTGCGGCCAAATCTGACAGCTGACGAAGCCCTTAGTCTTGCACAACGGAAGTTGGCGGAGTTGACTAGGCACGAGCGTACGTTCACCGGGACAATGCCTGGCGAGCTCACGCTGACCCCCCGAAGTATTGTTCTGTTGTCCGGGTCAGGAACAGATTTTGACCAGCCGTACTACGTATCGGAGATCGAGAGATCTTTGAGCCTAAGCCGAGGCTTCGTGCAGCGCGTACGCTGCACGAGTATGGATCCGAGAAGCCAAGCGAACTCAGCAGCCAACATCGCTGCGAGCATCGTTACATAGAACGTAGGCAACTTTTTCGGGACGCTGTCGACGATTATGAAGGCAGTTTCGGTCGACCGCGCAAGGCACCAAGAGAATGGATCGATTGATCAATGTGCTGAAGGCGCACGCGTCGGCGCTGGATTACGGACAAGCTCAGCCGCGCTTTGGCGTGATAACGTCAGTTGATCCGAACAGTGCAACGGCGCGGGTAACCCTTCAGCCTGAAGGCGTCCTGACTGGGTGGTTACCCGTACTTTCCCCATGGATTGGGTCAGGTTGGGGCTTGGTTTGTCCCCCTGCGCCGGGCGATCAAGTGCTTGTCTTGGCGCAGGAGGGAGCTTCTGGGCACGGCATTATCGTTGGCAGAGCTTTCAGCGATGCCCAGCTTCCGCCACCTGCGCCCGCCGGAGAACTATGGCTTGTCCACCAAAGTGGCAGCTTCATTAAGCTTACAAACGACGGAACAGTGCAGATCAAAGGCGATCTACACGTCGAAGGTGACGTGTATGACCAGGTAGGCTCTTTGAACCGGCTGCGGCAGCACTACGATGTCCACACTCACGGAGGGGGCGCTGGTCCAAGCCCGCAGGATTGATCATGGCTGATCTTTGGCAGCAATGGGGCTCTGACCTAGCGGTCGGTGCGACAGGCGATCTTCAGATTGCAAACAATACTGAACTCGGACAACAGCGCGTTTTGCGACGATTGTTAACCAATCCAGGGGATTACATTTGGCAATCGAATTATGGCGCGGGACTAGCGCAGTTTATAGGCGCTCCCGCCAATCCACTCCAAATCCAGGCAGTAATTCGAAGCCAGATCTTCAAAGAGCCAACCGTTGCGCAGACTCCTGAGCCGGTTATCAACGTGGACCTCTCTCCTGAAGAGGCGATTGGTAGCATCTATGTTTCCATTCGATATGTCGATTCTTCAAATGGGCAAACGCAAACTCTGGCTTTCTCAGTGAGTGCCTAACCCATGCAACTTTCTCTTCAGACCTTCACGTCTCTAGTGCAGAACATGGCAGCCGCGGTCCAATCAGCGGCAAGTCAGATTCTCGATTTGACAGTGGGATCAACTACACGCGCGATTCTTGAAGCGAGCGCTTCCATCGCCTTGTGGATGCAATGGCTTATTCTGCAGGTTCTCCAGGCAACGCGTGCCGCGACAAGCACCGGTTCCGACCTCGATTCTTGGATGAACGATTTCTCTCTTGAGCGTCTTCCTGCTTCTCCCGCCTCTGGAATAGTGACTTTCTCGCGCTTCACACCTACACTTACGGGCTTTATCCCCGTCGGGACGACCGTGCGGACGGCCGACCTCTCGCAGACATTCTCCGTCGTGGGCGCTGCCAACATACCGGCGTTCAGTAGTGCACAAAATGGATATGTTCTCGCGGTCGGCATCTCCTCACTCGATGTACCTGTAGCAGCGGTCAGCCCCGGCAGCGCCGGGAACGTACAAGCTGGATCCGTGACCCTCCTGGGGACCGCCGTTCCAGGCATAGATCAAGTGACGAACTCTGCGGCGTTTCAGGGTGGAATGGACGCCGAGTCTGATAGCGCTTTCCGTAGCCGGTTCCAGAGTTTTATGGCGAGTCGATCTCGAGCCACTCCGGCTGCGATCGGCTTTGCCGTGCTGTCGATCCAACAGGGGCTTAATTACACGATTCAAGAGAACATCGATCAGATGGGCAATCCGACGCTTGGCAATTTTGTTGTCACGGTCGACGACGGCACGGGCTACCCTTCTGCTGCCCTGCTCGCCACCGTCCAGAGTGCAATTGATTCTGTTCGTCCCATTGGATCGACCTTCAGCGTTCAAGCCCCTAGTGTTACTTACGCGAACGTGTCATTGACGGTAACGTCCGGCCCGTCGACATCAAGTCAGACCGTGCTGGCTGCTGTCACTACGGGGGTCACGAACTTTATCAATAGCCTACCCCTGGGTTCGAGCTTGCCGCTCACTAAGATTGCACAAATCGCATACGAGTCGTGCTCTGCCGTGACCAATGTAGGTCAACTTTTGATAAACGGAGCGGCAAATGATCTAGTTGCTAGCCCATCACAAGTTATCAAGTGTGGGCTGGTGGTGGTGACGTAGCATGATTGGCGATCAAGACGATATCATGGGTCGTCTGAAGGCAGTGTTGCCTGCGCGTTGG